ATCTTTTCCTGCAAGCCAATTCATATACCAGATGGCCTTTCTAGCCTCTTGCTCCGGGGCGTCTTTCTGACCCAGCCGCCAGAGGTAGGCCATCGCGCTGCCCTTGCAGTACCCCCGGAACTCCTCGGGAGTCAGACAGGCTCGCAGGGCGTCGATGCACTCAATCTCACCCCTCTGGTAATGGCTCGGATTTATTGGGTCGCTTGGCTTTTTTGGCCTTTCGCTTGGCGTGACTGAGCTTTGCCATGCGCTGATAGTGCTCTCTAGATCTTCGCTTCTTATCTCCTGAAGCAGCGCTTCCACCTCTGCTTCCGATACTTGCCAAGTATTCTCTGACTGCATTTTTAACCTCTGACATTTCGAAGTAACTCCAATTCGCTTTTCAATGTGGTGATCTCTAGTGCAAGGACATTAGCTTCTAGTTGAAGCCCTGCACTTCGAATGCTCGCAAGTGCCTGCTCGACCTTGGCTTGCTGGCTGTACTTCCACGGCATCCGCTCCATCTCGGATTTCCATGAACCCGGAGGCGATACGTTGTCGATGGTCATAGTTCGCTCCTGACTTTTTCGATGACGTTATCCCAAGGCGCAATCATGTTGTCCCTCGGGTAGATCTTGACGCTCGGATACCAAAGGCTGTGATCGCCGTCTTTGTTACCCCAGTACCAGAGCTTGTTGGCATCCATCAATTTGACAGGCGTACCGATGGCTCCGGCGATATGCACCGTGCTACTACTAATGGCAACGAGTAAATCACAAGCCGCACACGCAGCCGCTAGACCTTCGATGTCTTTGAGCAGATCCACGCTTGTCGTGACGATGTTCGTGCCGTAAGCCTCGTTGAACTTCTCGACCGCTGCCTTTGAGGACCCGTATTGCAGGTTCAGGAACTTATAACCGGGCAGTCGCAGGATCGGCAGGAGCTGCTCAAGGTTCACGCTCTTATGCGGCCCGATCTTGATGGCGCTGCTAACCCATGAAACTCCGATGACCTTATCGTTGCCAGTGAAGCCAGCCTCGTCGCAGATCGCTTTCACCCGTGCCGGATCAGGCTTCAAGTATTTACGCGCAGCATACTTGGCGATGTCATCGACCGACTCGACAAAGCACGAACCCAAACTCGCAAACGGAATGTGTGCGTCGTAGGCGTCTGATCGGATTTTGTCGATGTGCGACATGAACTCAATGTCCGGCATCGAACGACTGAAGATGCTGATCAAGCGCGGATCAACCATCGCCGTGACCTTCTCGACCCGTTGCTTCAGCGCAGTCAGGAGCGAGCCGTAGATCACCTGATCACCGATGCCTTGTTCGCCCCAGACCAATACCGATTTAGCCTCGGAGCTTGGGTTCCACTGTGGCTTCTGCGTCAGCAACGGGCGGCTCTTGAATCGGTCGCTCCGCCATCGCGTATCGTATAGCGGCCAGCCTTCTTTGAACTCGCCTTGCTGAAGCAGAAGCAGTCCCAGTATCCACTGCGCGTTAGCGTGTGTTGGGTCGATCTTGTTCGCTTCGCGGAAGCTCTCTAGCGCCTCCGGCCATCGACGCATCTCCCATTGCGATGCCCCTCGCTGAATGTAGGCCAGCAAGTAATCGGGCTTCAGCTTGAGAGCGCGGTCAAAGTCTTTGATGCCCTCGTCATACTTCTGCTGCTCAGCTTTGACGATGCCACGGTTAACAAGATCGTCAGCCGTTAGCTCGCCACGCTTCTCGGCAGCGTCGTAGTACTTCTCAGCCCCGGCAAAGTCACGCTGGATCTGAAGCAGTCGAGCCTTTGCTCGATAGGCCACGATGTCTTTCGGGTTGAGCGCAATGGCTACGTTGCAAAGGTCGAGCGCCTCGGCATACTTGCCCGCTTGAAAGGCAGTCTCAATCTTCTTGATTGCTCGCTGATGTTTAGTGTGATTGCTCATAATGTCGATGCCACCGCCATCCATTCCTTGCCGTACTCAACGTGAGTCCAGTCCTCAAACCAAGGACCACCGCGAGTCATGTGTACCGCAATCGGATTCGGACAATCGTCCTTGGTGTACCACCCTTCGAGGTAGTTGTACGCAATCGGTAAGTGGCCGATCAAGTCGTCGGTTAGCCACTGAAACCTATGAAGATACATTCCAGTAGTGATGTTCACAACCTCTGGCGTGAGCTTCTTAACTTGTTCATGCTCGCAGTTGATGAACATGAAACTCGACCAGTTCTTGCGGGGGTATTGATGCTGCGCCTTGTTGTCCATTTTGACCGATTCGGTCGGCCTGTAATCGTGCGGTACCACGAAGCACGCTTTTGCCCCGTCGGCGTAGTCAAGCAATCCCGCGATGTCCCCCCGGAAAAGAAAATCGCAGTCTACAAAGACCGCCCAGCCGGAGTACCCCGCGAGGTATGGAGTCAGAAACCGCGTGAAGCTGAACTCCGTAGACGAGAGCGGATCGAAAATACGCCAATAAGTACCATTCTTACGCAGCTCGTCCTGCTTTATCGGGATAATGTCGAGGGGGATTGAGGAGTGTAACTCCAACGACTTCTTACAGACTTGATACGCGATGTCTTCACGCGAGTCGTAGCCGACAAACACTTTAAGCATGGAGGAACGCCTCCTTACGGGCGGGGCCTTTGTAGTGCAGGATGCGAGGAACGTGGCCTTGGGTGCTGAGTTCCAAAGTCCGCTCAGGCAGGCAGGCGTAGTCGCTCTCTTCCATCTCGCCAACGAGGTGCGTGTACAGCATGTGCGAGTAGACCTTGAGCGCCTCTTGATCGCCGTACCATGAACGCAAGTTCTGATCCATGAACCCCATCAGCAGCGTCATGCACTTCCATGCGTGGTAGTTGCTCGTGACTGTGGCGCAGCCGAGATACGGATACAAAGTCCCAAGCGGGATGCCGTGATATTTCTTGAAAGCACCATCCCTTTGGGCTCCATTGAAGGTTGCTTCCCGATCGAACGATCGCCGGCAGAAGATCACTTCTTTGTCGCCAAGGATTTGAGCAGGGTTGACCGGCAGTACGAACAACATATCGGTGTCGATGTACATGGCCGGTCGAGTCAGTCGCGCTTCGGCAAACGCTCGGGTGCGCCAGTACATGATCTGCTCGTAGTTGCCGGTGCTGTACTTGTAATCATCGACGCCCTCGACCTTCGGCGTGGCATCGTCGGTGCACATGATGACTTCGGCATCGGGCATAACTTGCTTGAGGCTCTTCACCATCTTCGTCGGGAACGTGACATCCGCGCCCACATGAAAGAAGACGAAGGTGCCGGAGTTCTTGCTCACGGCTGTTCCTCGTTTCGCATCTCCAACATGGCATCGGCTACGCGATACGCATCACGCGCCAGTTCCCAGCGGTTGGTGTGGTGCCCTTCGTGGCCGGAGAGGATTGCTTGCATCGCAAAGACTGCGAACAAATCACGCGAGGTTAGTTCGATTGGGATGGGGGCTTCGCTCACAGGTCTTCTCCTAATGGATCTTTCAACATAACGACAGAGGATTCAGCCGGGATTTCGGCGTAGCGTTGCAGCAGGGTAGTTGCGCGTTGCAGAGTCTGCTCACGGATAAGGACAGCGAGTTTGCAGATGATCTGCGCGTTGTTCTTCTGGCTCGCTGGACCAAGGGTGTCGAATTCCTTGGCCGTCTTCTCGACGAACGTCCAGTCAAAGTGCTCAAGCTGCCCCTCTGGGTTGATCTTGCACCAAACCTCTTCGCTTGTTTCCGCTGTCGGGTTCGCAAGCGAGTCAAAGTCAACGTCGCTCGAAATGGTTTCGGATTGTTCGCTCATGTTTCCGCCTTCTTAATAACTAACATTTGTGGGTAGTAATGGAACTCATGCAGCCCGTTGCGGGCATCGCAGTTCTGCATCAGTCCGTCCATCATGTGAATCAAGGCCGCTCGATCGTTCACCGCTGCCGGATTGAAGTGCTGCCGGAACTGTGCTGTGTACGCCTCGTTGTAGGTGCACCGCAGGTCTTCGATGATGTAGTACCCGCCCGGTCGTACCCAGCTCCAGCAGTTGCGGAACATGGCGACGATCTCTTCTGCGATGTGGCTCGCGTCGTCGATGAACAGATCGTAGAGACCTTCGGGTTCCGACATGGTTGCCGGGTCGCCAATCACGATCTCGACTTGATCTCGGATATCCGCGCAGAGCTTCGCGCAGTCCGGCCTGATGTCGTAGCCGGTGATGTGACTCGACGGTAGGTAGTGCGCCCACATGCGAAGGCTAGCTCCGCAGGCGATACCGGCTTCGGCTATATCGAACATGCAGTCTCTTCTGGGAACACCTTCCAAGCAGCACATGTCGTCAATAATTTGCTCGTACACCTTCGTGTAATTGTGCTTGATACGCCCCTTGTCGGAGCCATAAAGATCGGCGAGGCCGGTCAGAGATAGATCCTGCGGGTTGACCTCGCCAAACATAGGAACGTATTCCTCGGGGGCTACGGTGTCCAAGTAGCGGCGGACTCCGCCTCGTGCGAATGGGTCGTTCATAGCAACTCACCCTGTTGGCCTGATGGATCAGCCTGGTTCTGCGGAACGGGCTGCTGCCGTGGCATATACCGTGGCCGTGCCGCTCCGTCTGTGCGCCCCAGAATCTTGCTCCGCCCTGCGCGGCTCATGCTCATGGTTTGCAGCTTGTCAAAGTCGAGGTCGAGCATGTCGCAGATCCAACGCATCGAACCAACGTCGGATCGCCTAGAAAAGATCCAGTTGTAGGCAGAGCCTCGACCTTCCGAGTAGTCGGCGTCCTTGATCGCTTGCCATAGCACCGCTGCCCATAGGCGTCGGACTCCAGAATCATCTAGTTCAACTTTCATGTGTAGTACCTAATCACCGTATCCAATGCGGCGATATGCCGCTTAAGCTCCGCAACGTCCTCGTCTTTGTCGTTGCTAAAGATGCCCAGTTTGTGCCCTGCCTTACGGCGCTTGAGGTCGGTACGCAAGTGCTTACGAACAGACATTAGATCCGCCCGCACGATGGCGGTTATGCACTCGGATTGCAGTTCAACTTTCATCGCGGTTGCTCCTGTAAGTGCTTCGCCCACTCATCAGTCGTTCCGACTTGCCAGTAACAGCCCTCATCCACCACAAGCAACTGCCCCGAACCGGTCAGACGCATACGCTCGTTAGTGTCCTCGGCCTTGCCGACATTGACTGCCATCATGCTTTCCAACGCACAAGGCTTGGCTTGGAATCCTTTGCTTTCAGCAAGGGCAATCACTTCTTCGCGGGTCATCGTCGCGCCTCTGGTAAGGAATTTTCCTTACGCTCCTGCTTCCACAAAATGTAGTCGTACTGCTTGATACCGCGTTGCAGCGCGGTTCCAATCACACTCTGGCGGATGCCCCACTCTTTCACAAGGTCTTTGTAACGCACACGCTCACGCTCGGCTGCTGCCTTGTGCTTACGCTCAAGCACGATCAAGTACTGCTCAAAAGATAAGCGAGGGTTGTACCGCGTGGGCTTAGTGTATGGCCTTGGTACATGCCGTCTCATTGCACACCCCATTGGTCAGCCATCGCAGCAGCAATCCCAAGATACGTTTCGCTGCGCTTCTTCCATCGATCAGGCGATGGAGCCATGCGATGCACTCGCGGCTCGCGGCCGGGAACAATCTTGGTTGGAGCTAGCAGCGGCAAGTTCTTCAGCCACAGGCACGTTGCCTTGGTCTCGCCGTGACCAAACTGCCACGGCTGAATGATCTGATCAGGCTTGCGAATCCTCGATGAGATGATGCTGATCGGATTCTCAAGGGCAATCCTCGGAACCGGCGCATCGAGCAGGAAGCGAACGAACTCCAAAGCTTCGGCCTGCTCTGCCTGCTTTTCCTTGAACCAGCGTGCACCGCTTACAGCGAGATGCGTGCAAGGCGGGTGAGCAATCATCAAATCCCAATCGTTCTCTGCCCATGGCTTACCTCGGCCAAGCACGTTGCGGACATCGTCCTGATAGTGGAACTCGGAGGCATCGTCAGCCGGCAGCAGATCGCATGACCACGCATCGTGACCACGCTCGCGAAAGGCACGGCGCACCGCACCCGAGTACTCGCATGCGACTAGCACTTTCACCAGTACACTCCGCCGAGTCTGCGACGAGAGCAAGCCCAGTTCGGAGCCGGGACATGCGCCCAGTCACGATCGGACTCAGTCTTCCTGCGACGGAACCATTCCATCAGTATCATCAGCAAGTTCATTTGGATCTGTCCTTTGCATTTCGATTTCGAGCAAGCGTAGTTCTCTTTGCTTCTCTAAAAGCTGCTCGTATAGCACTTGGAGTTTTGTTCTCGGTCTTGACCCGTTGCCAACTCCACCGTCTAGCGGAACGTCTGCCTTGATCAACGGCATCGCATAGCTCCTTGATTAATCGATTGATCGTGATCTCCCGCTGCCGCTCGATCTTCGGCTGAATCCAGGCGGGATCTACCTTGCACTTGCGACGAGAGGAGTGTTCGAGCCGACACTTCGGACATCGATGCACCGGCTTTAATCGAACACCCCACTCGTTGCGAAAGTCATCAGTCATCAGAACAGTTGCCGCTGTCCCGAGTCGGAGTCAGCGTAGCCAGAGTCGTAGTCCCAAGAGTGCATCCGCTCCTGCTCCTCGTAGCGCATGTCGATGTTGTAGGCGATCGCGCCCTCGACCATGTCCACGCAGCGCATGTCGAAGCCGCCCACATTCCAGAGCGTGTTGTTCTCCGGAGCAGCGTCCTTTTTCCAGTCGTAGATCGTGGCAATCACCGTCTCGTCATCCATCTCGAAGCACACAATCCATTCGGCCTTGACCTTCTCACCGTCGCCGGGGAGGGGCAGCCCGAAGGCATCGACAATCTCCTGATAGGTGGCATTGATCACACCACGCAAGCAAGAACCATTGGTCAGTCGGAAGTCAGCTTTGGTCTCGTACTTCATTGCAATCTCCTAATAGTTTGCAGGTCGAAGTGATTGGACAGTTTCAGTCTAGCCCAAGCAAGTTGGGCAAGCAAGGGAACAAGTTCTGGCGCAGCCGGAAGGCGAGGGCGTGGCCGTCAGGCGGTCAGGCAGGGGAGGGGAGGGACGGGAGCCGGACTTGATCAGGCGTAGCCGCTCGGGTATCTTGGGCACATGACAGCCGCAGAATTCATGGGTTACTTGTTCTTGGCACGGGATGTCGCGCACAGCGTTCATCTCAACACGACCTCGTATGCCGTGCACAAGGCGACCCAGAAGTTCTACGAGGGACTGCCGGGTCTGGCCGATCAGTTTGCCGAAGCCCATCAGGCCGTCCATGGCCGGCTCGGAGCCGTTGTTCTTCAGCGCAACGACAAGACCGATCTGATCGAGTTCCTCGAAGAGCAGCTCGAAAAGATTCAGGTCGGGCGGTACGAGTTCTGCGATCGCGAACAGACGGCCATCCAGAACATCATCGATGAGATCGTCGGTCATTACCTGTCAGCCCTGTATCGGTTGAAGTTCTTAAGCTAGCTAGCTGTTGGTTGAGCGCAGCGGCTACTGCGCCGTCAGTTGCAGCAGAGCAACTGGAATCAACAGGGCAGTCTTGCCCTCGGTTCTCGGGTAGATCAGAAGGTGACTCTGGTTCCCGAGAAGCATGGCGTTATCGACACCCTTCTCGATGCCCTCGAAGTCGTCCAGAACCAAGACGGTTCGCTCGTGCGAGAGCTGATTGATCAGGATCAGATCGGCCTCGGTCAGCCGGCCATCGATGAAGAACAGATCGACCCGATTCGCGTAGCCGTCTGCGAGCATCCGATTAAACATCTCCACCGATGACGATCGCGGGTTGCGAAGAACCGTAGCCGAGCGGGAAGGCAGTTCAGGCAGCGGGATATCGTTGCTCGCGTCACAGGTATAGATCAGCGCGTCGGAGCCAGAGCCGACAGCCAATGCGTAAGTCGAGCGGCCAATGAACGTGCCGACCTCGGCCAAGATTCTGGGCTTGAAGTAGGAACAGATCGTGATCAGATCGACCATGTCCCACTCGTTGAGCGAGCCGGTGTTGTAGTCGGCGGATGTGCGGAGCCGGTCGAAGTGATCGGCATGCGGCAGATCAAATGACGGTGGGCTGTGCTCATCCATCACATCCCAGAACAGGCCGGATATCTGCCGGCGGTTGAAGCGTAGGGTGTTCATGCGTAGTCCTCCTGGAGGCTCCAGGTTGGTTGATGGGGGTTCAAGATTCGCGGATCGTAGCCCGTGCCTCCGCAGGAACCACACTCTTCGGCCTCTTCGTCATCGACCCAGAAGGCCAGAGCTTCGATGCCAGAGCCGGCGCAGGGGGTGCAGATCGGGCGGCTCGTCATGGTGCGGCTCATGCTGCCTCCTCGTCTTCGTGAGCGATCGCGCAGTAGTCAGCCACGCCGCATTCGTAGCCGCGCTTGTAGTAGTGCTTGCACTCGTCATCGTACAGATCAACCGCGCTTTCTTCGCTGCCGTAGAGTCGGCCATCATGGTAGCCACGCGCGTACCAGTAGAGCTCCTTGTTGGTGCTCATGCTGCGACCTCTGCCATCTCGCGCAGAGCGCGTCGCTTGCACCGCTCGACATCGAGTTCGCTCATTCGAGCGGCCAGTTGTGTAGCCACTCCGATCGCGGCCTCGGTGGCGGCATCGTTTGGAGCCGTGATGGCCAACTTGAGCGCGAGCACGAGCGCGTCTTGGTCGTTGGTCAGGTTCATGCTGCCACCTCCTCGATGTCTGTGGCTTCCTGCTCGTAGCGTTCCTCTCCATCCGGCAACACCGAAAACTGTTCGTGTGCCTCGACGTAGGCGTCGTCTTCGTTTTCGGCCTCGACTTGGATCGTCTTGTAGACCGTAGCCTTGATGGTGACTGCGTAGGTTTTCATGCTGCGTTCTTCCTGTAGATGTCGAGTGCCTCGGGGAAGGGCATCAGGTTCAGCACCGGCTTGCCCTCGGACTTGTACTTCTCGATGTACCGGCCAAGGCCAGAGCGAATCACCGTTGTCTGGTAGATCTTGCCGTCTTGCAGGAAGACGACTCGATTCCGCATGAGCTTGCGAAGATCCTGCGCGTGTAAAGCATTGTTCAACGCCTCGTCGATCAGGCCGTCAGCCGTTTGCTTGAACCACAGCGTCTCGTCGCCGTAGGTCACAGACGTTGCCGGCAGGGTCGCTGCGTACTGCGACAGTCGTTCGAGCGCATCGTGATCGGTGTAGTCATGGCATGCGCCGTGGCCTCGGTTGCTGACGAGACCGCACTTGCGGCCATCGATGTACAGCGAAGCTTGAAAGCACAGCGTCTCTTCAGACAGGCCGGCCAGATGCTTGATGTTCTTGAGTTCGATGCGGGGGGTGTTGGTGTTCATGCTGCGATCTCCTTGATCTCGTGAATAGACTCCTCGGCATGGACGCAGCCGAGATCAGTAAACGCCTCGTCATCATCTGACCAGATTTCCTCGGCCAGTTCTTCAGCCTCGGTGCGGTTCGCTGCCTCGACCTCGATCTCGTAGATGCGGTGCTCGATGCGAGCGAGTTGTATGGTGTAGCGGTTCATGGGTAGCTCCGTTGGTTCGTTGGTTCGTTGGTTCAGTCTGTGTAAAAGAGCACTTCGGCAAAGCGTCCCACCACGCTGCCGTCGAGTTCGCGCTTCGTGTAGACGTTTATGTGATTGCCAAAGCAATCGTCTTCGCGAGCAGCAGCCATGGCAAAATCCAGAAGACTTCGCAGGTGCTGTGGGTTGGCCTTGTCAAAATCGGTCAGCAGCTCAATCGTCACAGCGTTGCGGCCATAGCGAGGTTGCTTGCCGTGGTAGGCGAATGCTGGTGTGCTCATGCTTCGTCTCCAATAGTCGCGGACAGAGCTCCGATCGCTGCCGAGCCGGTCGAGAGAAAGAGCAGCCACAGCCAGTTGCCGTGCGGGATCAGGATCATCAGGCCAGTTGCAATCAATGCCGTTGCCGCGATCGCGAGCGCAAGTTGGGCGAGGGTCATTCCGCTTCCTCCCAGTTCTGGGTTTCATCGAGCGTGGCCTCGTCGAACTCGTACTCTTCCTCCTCGAAATCGGTGGACGAGTCGTACCAGTCGGTGTCTTCGAGCTTCTCGATGGCCTCGGCCTCGGTCTCGGCGAGAACATAGACTCGCTTGATCGCGGTGATCGTGACCGGCACAGAGTAGCTGTAGAGTTTGGTGCTCATGCCGCCACCTCGATGCCGTAGATGCTCGTGATCATCGAGGCGACCTTCGAGGCCGGAGTGCTGCGATATTGCGCCGGCATCTCATCGAGCCAGATGAAGATCGGAATGAGTGCCTCGCAGTCCTCTTCCCACCATGTGGGCTTGTCGCAGTACGCCGGCACGTTGCGAAACAGATTGGCGACCCATGGTGACTCGGAGGCGAGCAGATCGCGACGCTCGGGCGACAGCCAGATGCCGCCGTGGCCGGCTGTGTGTACACGATAGACGCCGTCAGCCAATCGCTCGACCTGATCGATCGTGCCCCATGGGGACGGGTCGCGGCGGCGAGGGGTGGTGTTGAGTTCGAAGTTCATAGTGCTAGTGCTCCGTTTTAGGTTCGACCGGTACAGATTGAACAAGCCGCTTGAGCATGTCAAGCATTCGAAGATTAAGATTTTGTAATGTTCGTGTGGATAACTTGTGGATAACTAGAGGCGGGTGATCGTGCTGTTGATCGTGCGATCGATCGTGCGGTTGTTGCTTGGATGCAACAGATCCAGGTTGTGTTGCGCCGAAGCCACAGGTTTAGGGCTGTCGGGGAGGGGTCAGGGAATTAGTGCATATGTATTAATTCCGGTCGCTTGCGCTAAAACTCGAGTGAAATCAATCGGTTAGGAATTAATCCATTTAATTTATATTTTGCTTACAGATACAGACACAGACAGACAGAGACACTCATAGTAGTATATATATATATATATATATATATTATATATAATAATATAGATTACCTTTAGGATCAGACACTTACGATCAGGCCGGTTCGGAATTAGTGCATAAGCCTATGCAAGAATAGGATTCGAGCCGATTGGCCGTTGATCGAGCACGGATCGTGGCATAGTATTTGGCAAAGGCTACGGGCTGAAAGATGGAGCGCGTAATGGCGAAGCAGGACGGATTACAGGCGACGACAGAGCAGGGTGGCATGAGGGGTAGCGGGGTGGCAGTCGAGCCGCTCAAAAACGATCTAATGCGGCCAGAGCAGGGTGCTATAGTGCAGCAGAACACTAGAGCTGTATCTCCAATAAACGATACGCGCAGACATCCCGATCCGGTGCTCGCGCAGAGTGTCGCGACGATGTCATTCGCGGGTTTCACGATGGACAAAGTCTGTAGCGCACTCCGATTGTCCGAGTCTACGGTTCGCAAATACTACGATCACGAGTTCAAAAACGGCCAAAGCAACATGGTGTCGGAGATCGCCGAAAGCCTCGCGCAACGCGCTAAAGCCGGCTCCGATACGGCCGCCATTTTCCTGCTGAAAACCAGAGGCCACGGCAAGTTCACGGAGCGCAACGCCGTCGAACTAACCGGCAAGGATGGAAACCCAATCGAGATAACCCATCGAGCAGAGGTAGTGAGCCGGCTCGCGGGAACACTCGCGCACGGAATCACGCTCGATGGTGAGGCGGAGCCGATAGACTAGTCGCGCAAAAAAAACGGGAGGCCGAAGCCTCCCAAAGGTCTAGCACGAAAAAGAATCAGGCGGCCTCTTTCGCTCGCGCAACATACTCGACGATTTTGCGGCACTCGCTGTATATCCGCTCGATCGTGGGGTCATCGTAGGCAAACTGTGCCGAGTCATATCCGAGCACAGCGAGCGAGTGACAGACAAGCTCGACGGCCGACTTGTAGTCGCGTCGCTCCCATGCGAGAAAATCGGCGACACGAGTCACGGCCGTAACCGTGTGCAAGCTTTTCGGTAGTGTGCTCATGCGGCCTCCAACTGTTCGCGAACCACGAAACCCGAGGTATCGCGTCGTGCCTTGCCTTTTGCCTTGAGGCCTACCACGACGCCGGGCGCGTCTAGGAATCGCAAGTCGGTTTCGTCGCCGTTGATGACTGATCGACCTAGGAACGACTCCGGCACGTTACCGCGAAACACGGCCGCGAAATTGACACTCGCGCCGTAGTGTTTCATGGCCTTGATGACAATCGGCGCAAACTCGGGAACATGCGAATATGAAAACGTGAGGGCATAATTCGGAATGTGCGCGACTCGCCGATTTGGGATTTTGGTGTAATCGTAGAATTGAACGTCCGGGAATGCGGCGAAAATGTTCGGGTAGTCCGCGCCGTTACGCGAGCACGGAATAGACTCCCAACGGATATCGCTCGTGCCATTCGGCCGGACTACTAGTGTTTTGCCTTTTTGTTCGGCCTTGATTTTTGCCTTTTCGATCTCGCGAACAAATTGCACCATAAAGGCCGCGCGATCATCTAAAAACAATCGAGTGCGGCGAAGTCGCGCATGCTGTATTGCATTGTCCGCAAGTATCACGCCGGAATCGGTTTCGAACGTCGCGTTACCGGCCGCCATGCCACCACGGCCGGCCTGATTCAGACACGGTAGTTTGCATTTTGCTACTTCGGCGAGCGGGCACAATTCCGTGCCACTCGAGTCTGACGGCGACAGGTACAGAATCGCGGTAACGAATCCGCGCACCGTGCCTTTAATCGTTTTCGCGTTTTGGTCGATGTTCAAAAGTGTAGTTTTCATGTGCTAGTTGCTCCGTGTTTTGTTTTGGTTCCGGCTCGTGGCCGGTGAGCGAATGGTCTACGCAACCGGCTTGCATGTCAACACCATCGATGCATGCGACCACCACGCGGACAGACGCGCTATTCGCGCAGAGATGAAGCGCACGCATACGCGCACACACGCACACGCTCGCGCACCTGGGCACGCACGCACACAGATCGCACGCGCGCGGTCTAATCGCGCAAAAACCCCTAGGATCCCTATAAACGCGCACGCGCGCGCGGTCTAATCGCGCACACACGGGGGCACGCGAATCGACGGGCGGGGTCACGGGTCCCATACACACAATACAATCTCGCCAACCACCGGGTCCCCTAGGGTCCCCTACCCGCTTGCGTTTATTTGTGCTAGGGTCCCATCCGGGTATCTGGCGGGGTGCGCCCGCAGTGTCTGGCAGGTAGCTGAAGGGACCCTAGGGACCCCTAGACTCTGGGGACCCAGCATCTAAGGCAACGTCCGCGCCAGTGGTGAAGCAGCAAACAACCGGCTGCACGCGGCCTCCCGGCAGGCTAATCCTGCATACTCTGTGTTATATGCAGTCTGGCAATTTGTTCAGAAGTTCAGAGGTACTTATGGCTAAGCAAGGTCTCTACAGCAACATCCATGCTAAGCGCGAGCGCATTAAGGCAGGGTCCCCAGAGAAAATGCGCACACCCGGAGCCAAGGGTGCTCCTACTGCCAAGGCGTTCAAAGAGTCGGCGAAGACTGCTAAGAAGCGATGACTGATCAGCCGGCAACGGCTCCAACTCCTGACCCCAAAATCGTTGCCGAGTTAAACAAGCTCAGCACGACGGAGTTGCTCACGCTGGATAAGCGAGTGTCTTGGCTCAAGTCGAGGCACAAGCACCAGTGTGCTCCGCAGGGCAAGTGGACCGTATGGCTTTTGCTTGCGGGTCGCGGTGCCGGCAAAACAAGAGCGGCAGCGGAGTGGATCTGGTGGCAGGCATATCAAAGACCTGAGACGCGATGGCTTGTTTGCGCGCCGACTTCGGCTGACATTCGTGATACCTGCTTCGAGGGTGAGTCCGGTTTGATCAGTGTCATTCCTGAGAAGATCGTGAAGGAGTACAACCGATCGCTCTCCGAAATTATTTTGATCAACGGGAGCCTGATTAAGGGCATCAGCGCCGAGACTCCAGACCGGCTCCGTGGTGGCCAGTGGCACGGTTGCTGGACGGACGAACTTGCCGCGTGGCAGTACGATCAAGAAGCGTGGGACATGATCATGTTTGCGCTGCGCCTCGGCAAGCATCCTCGCATCGTGGCGACGACAACGCCTAAGCCGAAGGCTCTAATCAGGAGCTTGGTCGAACGCGACGGCTCCGATGTACACGTTACCCGAGCCAGCACCTACGAAAACATCGCGAACCTTGCTCCGACTTTCCAGCAGCAGCTTCTGAAGTTCGAGGGAACCACGCTCGGACGACAAGAGATCCATGCTGAAGTTCTGAATCCCGAAGAGCAGGGGATTATCAAGAGGAACTGGGTCAAGCTTTGGCCGGCAAATAAGCCGCTGCCTGCTCTTGAGCACATCGTGATGAGCCTTGATACCGCCTTCACCGAACAAACCCGCGACAAGAAGACATCCGATGCCGATCCGTCTGCCTGCATCGTGCTCGGACTCTTCTATCAAGACGAAAAGCCAAACATAATCTTGCTTGATTGCTGGGAAGATCACCTTGGCATGCCGGATCTAATCAAGCGCGTCCAGAAAGAACTTGAAGTTCATTATGGCGACGACGAACAGAAGCCGATGATCAAGCCGCGAGTTGGACCATCCAGATCTCTTGGCTCCGGTCGCAAGCCCGATACCCTAGTTATCGAAGACAAAGGCTCCGGAATCAGTCTGCGCCAGATGCTGACCCGCGAAGGCATTCTGGCCCACGCTTACAACCCCGGAAAAGCAAGCAAGCTGACGCGCCTGCATATGGTCAGTCACCTTTTCGCCTCCGGAATGATCTGGTTCGTCGAATCCGAAAAGCGCAAGGGCCAGATCCGATCGTGGGCTGAGCCGCTCCTGTATCAGCTCTGCTCGTTCTCTGGCGAAGGCACCATTAAGCATGACGACTTGATGGACGCTTGCACCCAAGGTTTACGTTTCCTGGCTGATAAGGATATGATAAGTGTGAGTAAGCCTAAGCCGTTGCAGCCGAGGCTGATTGTGAACGAGCGCCCAAGAGGAAATCCGTATGGCGTCTGAAGAATTCGATCTTGACGAGAATGAGAACGAGCAGCTTGAAGAGGCCCAAGAAGACCTCGGCGAGATGTTCGAACTTCCCGAAGAGATTTCGGACGTTGAGGACACCGAGGACGGCGGGGCGATCGTCAGATTCGGACCCGAAGAAGACCTTCCTGATTCCGAGCGCGAGTTCTACTCGAATCTGGCCGAAGTTTTGCCGGAGTCCGACATGGACGCCGTGGCTCAGGACTTTTTGGGCCTGATTGCTAAGGACAAGGAAGCTCGCAAGAAGCGCGATGAGCAGTATGAAGAGGGTATCCGGCGAACCGGACTTGGCGATGATGCACCGGGCGGCGCTCAGTTTCAGGGCGCAAGTCGCGTTGTGCACCCCATGCTCACTGAAGTATGTGTGGACTTCTCTGCCCGCGCTATTAAGGAGCTTTTCCCCGCTGACGGTCCCGCGAAGGACCACATCGTTGGCGACCCGACTGCTGATCGAGTAGCGAAAGCAGAGCGCAAGTCCAAGTATCTGAACTGGCAGCTCACGCAGCAGATGCCGGAGTTCCGAGCTGAGCTAGAGCAGCTCCTGACTCAGGTCCCGCTGGGTGGCGCTCAGTACTTGAAGCTTTCGTGGGACCCGAACAAGCGTCGTCCTGTTCCGCTCTTCATCGGCATCGATGACATTTACCTGCCCTACGCGGCGACGAATTTCTACTCAGCCGAGCGCAAGACACACGTTCAGTACGTAACCGAGATCGAGTACCGGCAACGGGTTCGCTCTGGCATGTACCGCGACGTTGACCTTGCTCCGACCACGATGGACCCGGACATCTCGAAGTCCGAGAAGGCCAACAACAAGATCGAAGGTCGTGACTCTGACGCTTACGACACTGACGGCCTGCGAACGATCTTTGAGATCTACGCAATCGCCGATCTGGAAGAAGACTACGGCCTCGCTCCGTACATCCTGTCGGTTGACAAGGTCACCGGCAAAGTTCTGTCGATCTATAGAAACTGGGAAGAGAGCGACGATACACAGCAAGAGATGCAGTGGATCATCGAGTTCCCGTTTGTTCCGTGGCGTGGTGCGTATCCAATCGGCATCCCGCAGATGATTGGTGGTCTGTCCGCAGCGGCAACTGGTGCTCTTCGAGCACTCCTAGATTCTGCGCATATTGCCAACTTTCCGGGGATGCTGAAATTGAAGGGCGGTCGCGAAGGCGGTCAGTCCGAGCGCATTGATCCGACCGAGGTCAAGGAAATCGAGGGTGGCGCGTTCAGCGATGACATCCGTAAGATTGCGATGCCGCTGCCGTTCAATCAGCCGTCCGAAACTCTCTTCCGTCTGCTCGGTTTCTTGATTGAGGCCGGCAAGGGCGTGGTCCGCACGACTCTTGAAGACATCTCTGAAAACTCGGCGAACATGCCGGTCGGCACCCAGCTTGCGCGGATCGAGCAAGGTCTAACTGTCTTCAGTGCAATCCATGCTCGCTTGCACGATTCCATGGGTAGAACCCTGCGAGTGCTGCATCGCATCAACGCGATGTATCTTGAGAACGACGAGGTCAAGAACGAGATTGGCGAACTGATCGTCAAGCGTTCGGACTTCGAAGGTCCGATGGACATCGTGCCCGTCTCTGACCCCAACATCTTCTCGGAAGCCCAGCGTTTTGCTCAGGTCCAGGCCGTCTCGCAGCGTGCGATGGCACTGCCGCAGATATACGACCTGCGCAAGGTTGAAGAGCGTCTGCTGAACCAGCTTCGCATTCCGAACGCCAAAGACCTACTGCTTCCGGCTCCGAAACCAAAGGAGATGAATGCAATCAATGAAAACGTTGCTGCGTCTCTTGGGCGTCCGGTATCAGCGTTCCCGGAACAGGATCACCTTGCGCACATCCAAGTCCACTTGGATTATCTCACTAGCCCCGTACTGGGTAGCAGTGTCCTCATGTCGGGGACATACATTCCTATCATTCTTAACCATCTCAAGGAGCATATCGCGCTGTGGTATGCCACTCACGTATTTGAGGTGGCGTCTAAGGCAGCGGGTCGCGACATTTCTGAGTTCCAGCAAGTCAAAGATCCGCAAGTGAAGCAGAGCTTTGATCAACTCCTAGCGGCTACGAGTCAGCGTGTTGTCCCGAATGCCGGTCAGGCGTTCGGTGCTATTCCGCAGATCGTGCAGCAAGCGATGGCGACGATGCAGCAGATGCAGCAAAGCATGGGTCCGCAAGATCCGGCAGCGGCTGCGGCCATGGCAGAAGTTCAGCGCAAGGCTCAGGCCGATCAGATCAACGCGCAGACGAAGCAGTCCGAGCTTCAGCTTTCTGCTCAGAAGCTTCAGATCAATCAAGCAGAGCAAGCGCAGAAGATGCAGCAAGCTGCTCAGCGCGAAGTGCTCAAGCAAGACCGGCTCGACCAGCGCCAGCGCGCAGAGCTGGAGGTCAAGCTCATTACGAACCGCGAGGACAACCAGACTGCCAAGGAGATCGCGGCAGCGGAAGTCATCTCGGGCGAGAAGGTGGGTGTTTCAACAGGGACGGGGATAAATCCCTAGGGCAGCTCCTAGGGCAATCCATTTTTCGGAGGGTTTATGGCAAACGATTACATGAATCAACACAAGATGATGGCTATGGGTATGAACGTATCCGGCCAGAAGATGGTCAACGGTGGTTCCAAGAAGGGCATGGTTGATCAGTCGAAGGGTGTTAAGGGCGACCCGAAAGCAACGCCCGCTATGATCAGTAAAGGGAAACAAAATGCATGATTGAACGCATCATTGACGAATTGGAGCTTGCCAAGGCTCGTGTCGCACACGACGCGATGAAGCGGCAGCTAGAAGGGAAGGATGCAACGTTTGAATATGGCAAGGCAGTGGGCACGTATGCCGGGTTGCAGGCCGCGATTAATTACATAGATCGTCTTCTCAAGGATGATGAAGAGGGCGGAGAGGAGTTTTAAATGTCAGCTTTGAATGAGGCTTTTCCGAGTGTAGAGCCGGGTTTGATTCCATTTGGCTCGCGAGTGCTGGTGCAGATTCGTAGCGCGAAGAAGACTTCTTCGGGCGGAATCATTCTGCATAGCGAGACGCGAGAGACTGAGATCTGGAATACCCAGATCGCTAAAGTTGTGAAAGTAGGTCCGTTGGCCTTCAAGAATCGCAACACGATGGAAGCATGGCCGGAAGGTAACTGGTGCAAAGAGGGCGAATTCGTCCGTGTACCAAAGTACGGCGGCGATCGTTGGAAGGTTCCTTACGGGGAAAATGAGGACGAAGCTTTGTTCGTCATCTTCAATGATCTCGACATCGTGGGTGGTGTAGTGGGTGACCCGCTTGCCATCAAAGCGTTTATCTGAGGTGACTTATGGCAAACAATCAACTCATTGAGAACGATGACGTTCAGGAGCCTGAAGAATATGTTGCAGTGGAAACACCTCCCAGCGATGCTGAGGGAGAAGATACTTCAGTGGAAGCAGAGGCTTCTGAACAAGATGCAGCCGAATCCGACGACGGAGATGACGGAGACGATGACCGTCGCCTCTCCGAAGAAGATTCGGAAGAAGAAGACTCCGCGCAAGGGAAAAAGCAACTAACTCCAGAAGAGAAGCGCGCTCAGCGTCAGAACCGCAAGTTCCGGCGTCGGGCTGCAATCGAGCACAAGGAGCGTGAACTCGCTTTCCTGCGTGCCGAGAACGAGGAGTTTAAGCGCCGGCTAAATGCTGTTGAGCAGCGAACCAACGAGTTCAATATCTCTGCCGTTGACCAGAAGCTGAACGAGGCTTTGAACGAAGCTCAGTTGGCTGAGCGGATCATGGCGAAGGCTATTGAGCAGGGTCAGGGCGAAGATGTCACCAAGGCACTTCAAATCCGCGACCAAGCTTTGGAACGTGCTCGTCAGCTCAAGGCTGCAAAGGAACAGGCTGAGAAGCCGGCTCCGCAAGCCAAGCCTGGCAAGGACCCCCGCGTAGCCGCTTATGCCCAAGAGTGGGTGAAGTCCAACGACTGGTACGATCCTTCTGGCAAGGACGAAGATTCGGCGATCGTAAAGATCATCGATCAGCGTTTGGCTGCCGAAGGCTTTAATCCGGCAACGGAAGATTACTGGGTCGAGCTGGACAACCGGGTGGCCCGTCGGTTACCCCACCGTTATGGAGAGGATACCGATATGTCAGAACCCACACCGAAAGCAAAAGCCGCACCAAAACGTGGCGGTCCGCCGGTCGGTGGTAAGCGCGAATTTGCGCCGCCGTCTACCCGAAAAGAGGTGTATATCAGCCCTGATCGCAAGCAAGCCCTCATTGATGCGGGCGTCTGGGACAACCCAGAGTTGCGTCAACGCTACATAAAGCGTTATGCTGACTACGATCGTAACAATTCTTCTCGCTAAACAAGGGAGCGAGTTATATGAGCGATGAAAGACTGAAGAAAGTTCTTGGCGAAGGTCGTGAGAGTCGCAGCGCGTATGATCGCGCAGCCACTGAGAGCCGCGAGTTGTCAGACGACGACCGAGTTGAGATGTTTCGACAGCAGTTTATTCAGGCCGCGTTGCCTGATCTGCCGAAGATTCCGGGTTACCACACTTGCTGGTTGACCACCACGAACCCTAGAGATTCGATTCAGGCTAGGATTCGGCTTGGATATGAGCCGATTAAACCGGAGGAGGTTCCCGGCTGGGAATACGTCTCCATCAAGACTGGCGAATGGCAGGGGTTTGTTGGCGTCAACGAGATGCTCGCGTTTAAGCTTCCCATGTCGCTGTACAAAAAGTACATGCAAGCGGTGCACTTCGATGCACCCAATGACGAAGAAGCGCGACTGGCCGATACGAATGAGACGTTCAAGGAACAAGCTCAGCGTATGGGTTCAAGAATGGACGAAGGTGACGGCATGTCGGCCATGCGGGAATCCGCTAAGGTTCGCGCTCCGCAAGAGTGGTGACCTAGCAACTTTATTTAGAGGATAACCAAATGCCTTCGACCAGTGCAGCTTTTGGCCTGCGTCCGGCTTTTAGTCCTTCGGGCAT